TTCATCATAGTTTACTTAACTAACCATAAAGTAATTCTTAAAGATCTTAAGCAATCTTGTGATGAAGATGTAAAATCTATAGCACTTGAATATAAATCTCAATATTACGCATATCGATGCTTTGACCACAAATTGAGCTCATAAAGACTCATTAGGATCATTTAGGATCATCAAGTTCACGTTAGTCCATACCTATCATTGGACCAAATCTCACCTTTTAAAATCTAAATCAAATAATCATAAATAAGAAGTAGTGTGTCGTTATAGATACACAACTGTAACTTTTAAAGCACACGTATCTTAATAATATATCTGAAATAAAGTTATTAACATTTTATATAAAATTAATTTTTTTATAGTTTACATATACATTCGACAGTGTATTAATTACACTAAATCAACTTAAGAGGTTAAGATGAATAATAAAAAAGTAACATTGAAACAAATGAATGTTGGTGATGTCATTAAATTGAAAAATCACGAACACACAATTTTACGTTCTAATGTCATTTTTAATGATGAAGGAACTATTGTGAAAATAGAAAAAAATGAAAGCAATCAAGTTGAATATGTTCACGTTAAATTAAAAAATAAAAATAAGTGGTTATACGAATGGAATAACTGCTTAATTTTTGACAATCAAGATGTTGATAGTCAAAGCGTAGAAACACAATTTGAAATAATTAATCATAAAGGAGCTTAATAATGACTAAAAAAGACTTCGTAAAATTTGCAAGTGCTTTCGCAAAAGCTAAACACGAAAATTATACTATTGATAACTTGCAAGAAGACTTTGAGAGCATCTTTAAAGAAGCAAACTCAAACTTTGATAAAAATAGGTTCAAAGCTTTTGTTGCTAAAGAAGTTCAAGAATTAAACAAGCCAATTAATGGAGCTTAGTATGCAATATGAGTTTAAAGGAAGTGGTCTATATGACAATGAAGACTTTTCTTTCATTAAAGAACTCTACGATGTTCCAACTAATGTCGAAAATGGCACTTGTTGGATAGGTGATAAAAATACATTTAACGAAATAATCAATAACATAATGGAGTCTAAATATGTCATCAATAGCATTTGAAACAGAAGTTGTACTTACTACTCCTAAAGTTCACTTGTCATTACTAAAAATGGACAGGAAAAACATAGGAACTGAGCATTACATGGGTATTGCTTACTTTTGGGAACCTGAACTTAAATATTATCTTAGACCTATGTCACCAAAAGATAGAAAAAAAGTTCATGATTTATTTATTAAAAATAACATACCTTTAATTAAGACTGAGTTTGGAAAGTATTTTCAAACTAATCAATTAGCTGAAACAATTTGTATTTCAGTTTTTAATTCAACTAAAAAATAACTATGCTTGCATTTCCGGTAAGAATTTTTGGTGGTTGTAAAAGCAAATCTTTCACTAAAGACGGAATTAAAACAAAGTTTGTGGACCTAATTCCAACCAAAGAAGACTACGATAAAACCGACGGAACCTTTGGGTTACATGAATTGCACACTATTAACTTTTTAGAAGTGAATGAAGCTCGAAATATAAACGGTCATGTCATCAAAAGGTTTAAATAATTTTTTTATGCTTTTATTCATACACTGATGAATTAATTACATTATGAAAAAGAAAAAATTTAAAAGAAAAGGTTATGAGCTTACTGGTTATTATTTTGTAAACGGAAAATGCAAAATGTTATGGAGAAAAATAAAATGACTTATAAAACTTTTGTAAACTATTGCAGCTATTGGAATCTTCCAACAATTGATCCTTATAAGCTTTACGAAAGACTTACAGATGAGCTTGAGTGCTCGATGAATGGATCTTGCGTAGATCATCATGTCGATTGGTTAAGTAATTTTTTAAATAAATGGGACGGAAATGTTCCTGAAACAATTAATTAAAATGAATTTAGAGTTTATCAATAAAAGTCCACAAGCAATCGCGATTGATAAAGCTATGGCAAAAAGCATAAAGCGTACGCGTAGCAGCAAATGTGGTGGACGTGCTACATTTTTAAATGAGCATTTAAGCGATTGCATTAAAAACGTAACTAAGTGTGCGATGTGTAAGACAAGGAAGCGAGAGACTTTAACGCTCTCCCTTTACGTAGGTCTTTCGCTTCTCTTGAACACAATAGCACCAATTTTAAAGGAGCAAATAATATGGAAACACTAATGGAGTTTTTAATTGGTCTGGGGATTATATCTTTTGGTTTTTTAGTTGTGTGTATTTGGACCATGATTAATGAAAAAAAATATCCACAAAGAACTTATGTAGATGATTTTAACGATCATATAAATCGAAATTATTTCCTTTCTAAAGGAACTAATAGCTTAGAAAATATTAAACATAAAATAAGAAGAGGGTAGGTTAGATAATATGATTTATCTAAATTTAGAGCCACTTATTTTAAGTAATATTAGTACTAAATTTATACCTAATTTTTGTGCTTACTTTGTTAATTTATTAGGAGTAGCTTATGATAATTGAAAAAATTTGTGCTGTATGTAATGGCAATGATTATTTTACAAATTCTAAAGGTGATATTCAAAACTGTTACTTATGCACAAGTGAAACAGGTTCAGGCAATGTATCGTTTACATTACAGAATGAATCTAATACTAACCCTAACAATGATGATGGAGGTGATATGAGTGTCGAATGTTTAGTATCTGTTCAGTTTACTACTGATTATTTACATAAATTAACTTTAAACGAAAAGCCAACTGCTTTATCTGACTTTCAAAAGCTGGTTAAATCTTTTAAAGGAACTTATATTTTAAGAAAAAGTTATTTAGTTAATAGCAAGTTTCATACTTTTGCTATTATTAATTTTCCTTCATTAGTATCTTTAAAAGGGTATGAAACATCTTTAAGTATTAGCGGGTATGTTACAAAATACCAGCTTGACATTTTAAGGGACATATCTTTTTTAGAAGAGGCAACTATAACTGCCAAAAATGTTATTAATTTTGGTTAACTAAAAAAGGAAAAAAAATAAATGATGAAGGAACTGACGCACAAAGTGCCTGCAAAAACAATGTTTGAATTTATTAAAGAATTTAGAAAAATAGATTCAGAGATGCAAGCTCAAACTATTCAAACGTTTTTAGTTGTAGCAATGGACGTAAAAAATTCATTTCAGATGACTGAGCTTTCAGAGCGTTTAGGAATTAGTCAAGCTAGCTGCAGTAGAAACGTTTCGGCGTTTTTAGATACAAATAGAAAAAGAAAAAAAGGTCCAGGGTTTTTAATTACTAAAGAAGATCCTGAAGAAAGAAGAAGAAAAATAGTTTCTTTAACTCCGAAAGGAAAATCTTTTTATAAAGATTTAGAAAATATTTGGATAGGAAATTAATTGGTGGCCTCACCCGGACTTGAACCGGGACGGACGTGAGTCCTCACGATTTTAAGTCGTGTCTGTCTACCAATTTCAGCATGAGGCCAAACTAAAATTATGAAGGTTTATATATATGACAATTAAACAAAGACACAAAGGTTTTCAACTAGATATTACTCACAATAAAACAAGATACAGACCTCAATTTAACGGAAGTAAAGACGAGGCAATGCTAGCAGAAGCTCAAATCAAAAAAGGTTTATCTGAAGGAAAAGACATTAATGTCGTATTAAAAGAAATTGATGTTTCGCGTCATAATCTATCCATTGGTGCAATTTATGCACGTATGAAAAATAAATATACCGATAGACATTCACAACGAACTGCTGAAAATATTATATTGCAGCTTGGGACCGATAAAAAAATCAATCAAGTAGATGAAGATGTTGTTGATGAACTTGTAGAAAGCTGGCAAGAAAAAGGAAATAGTCCTGCGACATGCAATAGAAAATTAGCTGCTCTTAGCAAGATCTTAAGTTGGGCTCATAAAAGACATTACATTAAATCTAAACCTCAATTTGAATGGTTTATGGAAAGTGCTGGAAGAATTAGGTATTTTAAAGATGGCGAAGATATATCGTTTTGTAATTACTTATATAGCAATCAAGCAGATATAATGGCTGATATGACTTATTTTTGTAATGACACTGGTCTTAGAAAAAGTGAAGCTAAAAATATTGATGCCAATCGAGATGTTGATAAAGGTAAATTGACAGTTTTAGCTAATAAAAATAAACTATTAAGAACTATACCACTGACTGAACGAGCTTTAAAAATACTTAAAAAGTGGGGTAATACTCCATTTGCTTTAGTTAGTGATGAATATCTTAGAAAGACTTGGAATTATGGGAAAATTAGAATGGGTTATGAACACGACAAACAATTTACTTTTCACATGACAAGACACACATGCGCATCACGATTGATTCAAAGAGGGGTTGGAATAACCGTTGTAAAAGAATGGTTAGGCCACAAGACAATCAAGATGACGTTACGTTATGCTCATTTGGCTCCTAATAATTTTCATGATGCGAAACTGGCATTAGAAAGTTGTGTCCTAGACGGTGTCAAATTGGCAGTAAACAATAATTAACATGCATTTATTTGTTGTAGATGCTAACAAATTGGAATTACTAGGGACTTAAAATCTGTAAAAAGGACTAATGCATGTGTGTATAGCAGTTAGCTATTACACTGCTTAGACTAAATAGATCTTATATTCACTAGTGAATTCAATTCACTTGGAGATTATAAATGGTGTCAAGATACAGTGCCACAAAAGAATTAATCGATAGACAGATTAAACTAGAAGCTGAAATGAGACAGCGAGGTGGCGATAGAGAACGCAAAAAGACTGATAAAGTTACTCAAAAAGAAAATGAATCATTAACAATACACGGCAAGAAACTACTTAAAACCTGTATTTCAAACTATGAAAGAGAGCTTGAGTTATTTCTTAAAGATATAAACCGAGGACCAAAATATGTAGCAAGTAAATACTTGTCTATATTAGATACTACAACGTTAGCTGTATTAGCAGCCAAAAAAATTATAGACGGAATTACATCTGTTAGAAAATTTACAGCATCAGCTATTTCTTTAGGTGGTAAAATAGAAGATGAGTGTTATTTTAGAAAATTCTGCGAAACTCATAATTTTTTATTTGATAAAATACACCAAGATTTAAACCAACGCAGTGGTCATTACGAATATAGACGTTGGAAACAATTAGTTAATAGCAAAAAACAAAATTTTGCTTGGGAAAAATGGTCCACAAGAGACAAGCTGCTAGTAGGCGAAAAGCTAATTAGCATATTTATTCACGCAACTAATTTGTGCAAAATTGAGAAAGTAATTAAAAGATCTCTAAATAAAAGATCTTATTTTGTCTTAGCTCCAACAGAAAAAACTTTAACTTGGATTAATTCAGTAAAAGAATTTAATGAATTTTTAAATCCTGAATATTTTCCAATGCTTGTTAAACCTAGAAAATGGAAAAATGGTATGGGTGGTGGATATATATCTCATCACATTAAACCTTTATTTTTAGTTACTGGTCATAATATCACTTCGCACAGGACCTATTTAAAACAATTAAGTAACTATGAAATGCCCGGCGTTTATCAAGGCATTAACGCTGTTCAAGATACTATGTGGAAAACTAATAATGAAGTTCTAATGGTAGCTAAAACAGTGTTTAATAACGATGACAGAAACAGAGGCGGTTTAGTAGTTTCTAAATTATTAGAATTACCAAACAAACCAATTGATATTGATAGTAATAAACAATCATTGCAAGCTTGGAAAGCTCATGCAACTAGTGTCTATACTTTAAATAAAAAATTATCTTCTAAAAGATTAGCAACAGCTAAAATATTATGGCTAGCAGATAAATTTAAAGAAGATTCATTTGCATTTCCCTGCCAAACAGATTTTAGAAAAAGATTATATTATGTTCCAGCTTATTTGAATCCACAAGGAACTGATATTGCTAAATCTTTATTGTTGTTTAAAAATAAAAAACCATTAGGAGAAGTAGGCGAAAAATATCTTTGTTTACATTTAGCTAATACATATGGACAAGACAAATTATCTTTAGAACAAAGAATAGATTGGGTCCATAAAAACAAAGAAGCTATTATTAAATGTAGTAATGAACCTTTTAATACTCCATTTTGGGAATTAGCAGATAAGCCTTGGCAATTTTTAGCTGCTTGTTTTGAATTTGAGAAGTTTATTAAAAATGGTAGATCGTTTGAATCTAGTTTACCTATTAATATTGACGGTAGTTGTAATGGTCTTCAACATTTTAGTGCTATGCTAAGAGATGAAGTAGGTGGAGTTGCAGTTAACTTAACAAATACAAAACAACCTCAAGATATTTATCAAATAGTTTGTGATAAAGTAATTAAAAAACTTAAAGCATCTGACAATCCTGTTGCTAAAGAATGGTTGGACCTAGGAATAGATCGTAAAGCAACTAAAAGATCAGTTATGGTTTTACCGTATGGTGGAACAAGATTTTCTTGCGTTGAATTTGTTGACGAATACGTAGAAGAACGTGAAGAAAAAGGTGATGTTATACGATTTAAAAACAGAACTGCAGCTAACTTATTATTAGCTCATACAATTTGGGATTCAATTGGTACTACAGTAATTAAAGCAAGAGAAGCTATGAGCTGGTTACAAAAAGCTGCAAGACTTTGTGCTTCATTATCGTCACCAGTTCACTGGACAACTCCATTAGGTTTTCCAGTTACTCAAGCTTATTATGATCAAAAAGATATGGTCGTAAAAACAAAGATGATGGGTAGAATTAGAATTAAATCTCATACAGATAAAATAAATAAACGAAAACAATGTAATGGTATCTCACCTAATTTTGTTCATTCGTTAGACGCGACTGCTATGTATCTTACAATAGATCATTGCTTAGCTCATGGGATTAAAGATTTTGGTATGGTCCACGATTCATATGCAACTTTAGCTTGTGATATGGACACTTTAAATAAATGTACCAGAGCTGCTTTTATACAATTGTACACTGAAATGGATCCACTAGCGGATTTTAGGGACCAAATATTAGGTCTGTTGCCTGATAAACTTAAAGCTAAATTGCCTGAACTACCTAATAAGGGCAACTTAGATATAGAGGAAATCAATTCAGCAACCTATTTTTTCCACTAATGCTATACACTAGTGAATTAGTTACACATATAGAATATAACTATAGGAGAAAACATGGGTAAATATACTCGAGTTACAACTCCAAAAGGACAAGCTTCATATCCTTGGTTAAAACAACCAGATACAAAGTTTAATCCAGATGGATTGTACAGTTGTAATATTCTTGTCGATAAATCTGATGCAACAAAATTAATTGAAGCAATCGATAAAGTTTTTGCTGCTAATGCAGACGCTGTTAGACAAGAAAAAAAGAAAAAAGATATAAAACTTGCAGACAAGCCTTACGTCGAAATGGAAGGCAATAAAGTTTTATTTAAAATAAAAAGCAGAGCTAAAATAGGAAACAACGAGGTAAGACCAATTGTTGTTGACGCAAAAGGAAAACCAATAGTTGAAACAGATATATATGGCGGTAGTGAAGTCAAAGTATCTGCTGATTTAATTCCTTATTTCGTACCTACAAATGGAGCTGGAGTGTCATTAAGACTTGTAGGAGTACAGGTTTTAAAACTTCAGAATAAGCCTATGCCAAGCATGGATTCTTTAGGTTTCAAAGAAGAAGCTGGCTACGAACATATAGCTCAAGAAACAATCACAACAACAAATGACAAACCAACAGAAGAAACAAACGAAGATTTCGTTTAGAAGTGGTTTAGAAGAACGCTTAGCGAGTCAATTAAACTCGCTAGGTGTTAACTACAAATATGAAACATTAATAATTAGATTTACAAAACCTCAAAAAGAAACTCGTTACACACCAGATTTTATATTACCAAACAATATTATTATTGAAGCTAAAGGTAGATTTTTAACTAAAGATAGACAGAAACATTTACTTATTCAAAAGCAGCACCCAAATTTAGATATTAGATTTGTTTTCTCAAATCCTAATCAACGCATTAGCAAAATTTCAAAAACTACTTACGCAATGTGGTGTCAAACAAATAATTTTAAATATGCAAAAGAAACAATCCCAGTTGAGTGGATTAATGAAAAACGTAGGTCTTAAAAAAAGAAAGATGACTAATTATATATTTGTAGAACATACAGACACGCCGGAATTTTTAGATGTTACTAAAGAATTATTAGACAAACAACATCGGCAGCTTGGTCATTTAGGTTTTAGATACCATTATTTAATTAGATTAAATGGCGAAATAGAAAAAGGAAGAGACATAGATTCTTTTGCCGGAGATATTTGTGAATTTAATTCTGAAGCTATTGGAGTTTTAATTGTTGGAAAAAATAATTTTTCTCATCATCAACTTACTACATTTAAAAATATTACAACGCAACTTAACCAACAATATGGAGATCTAAAAATAATAACAAATTTAGATAATAAAAAAATATGCGAATTATATTAGAAGGACCTGATTGTGCAGGCAAAACTACTTTAGCTACAAAGCTAAAAGAAAAATTAACTGATTATTTATATATACATCACGGTGTTTATGCTCACGCATATAAGCCACATTTAGAATCTTTAAAATTAGAAACAGTAATTATTGATAGGCACTGGCCAAGCGAATTAATTTACGGAACTATATTTAGAGCTGGACCTACATACAATATTTATACAATGGAAAAGCGAGTAACTGAAAATGTATTAACAAAACATATTCTTTGTTTACCTCCAAAAGATCTTGTTCTTAAAAATTTCTTAGAAAGAAAAGGCAAAGGGCAAGAGCAGTTTGACGATGTTTCAAAAGTTTACGATGCATACAAATTATTTAAAAACACTTTTCCATATTTTGTTCTTTACAATTATGCAGAACAAAGTGCTGAAGAATTTATAAAAAAGGAGATCTATGGCCAGCGCGAATAAAGCTTGGATTGACTTATTAAAAGCTCTTAATGATGCACCAGTTGTTTCACCAAGAGGTTTTAAAACTAAAGAACTTATTGGTTACCAAAGCAGAGTTTCAATGTCTGATCCTATGGTTTGTATTAGAGAAAGAGAAATAGGAGAAAAATTTAGATACGCAGAAGCTGCTTGGATTTTGTCCGGTGATAATAAAGTTTCTACAATTGCTCCTTATTCTAAAATGATACCTCAATTTAGTGACGACGGTGTTAGGTTTTTTGGAGCTTATGGTGTTAAAGTAGTAGATCAATTATCTTATGTTGTATCTTCGTTAGCTACTGACAACAGCACAAGACAAGCAATTATAAATATTTGGAGAGAAAACCCAAGACCGAGTAAAGACATACCTTGTACTTTAAGTTTACAATTTTTAATTAGAAATAATAAATTGCATTGTAATGCTACAATGAGATCAAGTGATGCGTGGCTTGGTTGGGTTTACGATGTATATAATTTTTCTCAAATTTCATTGTATGTTTTATTACAATTAAAATCTCAGCATAAAATTAAATTAGAATTAGGTGAGTTAACTTTAACAGCTGGATCACAACACATATACCAACAGCATTGGAAACCAGCTTTAAAATGTATTTATGGAAATCCATACTTACCAGATAAATTAATTACTAATTTTGAAAATGGCGAAGACTTAATTAGCCATTTGTGGAATCGCGCAGGAAAAAAAGAAAGCGATACTAATCAACTAGTTTTAGTGGGGATTGAATAACATGTCTTACCAGAGACATCTTAACCTTCATCAGTGTTATTCAACCAAATTAAAAAGCGCCTCAAAGTGGGATAAACCCTGCCTTTTTTTGTGGCTGTTATCGGGTACTAAAAAGGAGAAGAATGAGATAGCGCACAAGGCGTTAAATAATAAAATCGTCGACCATGCACTGGTAGCATCTGCATCGTATAGTTATTTTATATTTAAAATATTGTGTCGCTATCTTCAAAGAATATGAGTGATTTTACTGCACACGAACCTTGTCCAAAATGTTTAAGCAAAAATAACCTTGCTAGATATGACGATGGTCATGCTTATTGTTTTGGTTGCCAATATTACGAACACGCAGATGACAAAATAATTACAAAAGAATTGACTATGAATAATGAATTAAAAAATCTTGAATGCAAACCAATAGTAAGTAGAAAAATTAAAATAGAAACTTGTAAAAAATATGGTTACAAATTTGCTACATTTAAAAATGAATTAGTCCATGCTGCTGATTACGGAAATCATACTTATAAGTTAAGATTTAAAGATAAAAGCTTTGCGTGGATAGGTGATCCTAAAACAGTTGGTTTATATGGTGAGCATTTATTTAGAGATGCTGGAAAAAGAATTACAATAACAGAAGGCGAAATAGATTGTCTAAGTGTTAGTCAAGTATATGGCAATCAATGGCCAGTAGTTTCATTAAAGAATGGAGCTCATAATGCAGTTAAAGATGTAGCTAATTCATTAGAGTTTTTGCAAGCGTATGAAGAAATCATTTTGTGTTTTGACCAAGATGAACCTGGATTAAAAGCAGCTAAAGCAGTTTCAGAATTGTTTCAACCCGGTCAAGTTAAAATAACTAGACTTCCAATGAAAGATGCAAATGAAATGCTACAAGCAGACCAATCTAAAGAATTACTCAATTGTTTATGGGACGCAAAAGTTTATAGACCAGACGGTATAATTGACGCATATGATTTATATACAGATGTTGTTGAACAAAAACCAATTCCTTCAATTGAATATCCATTTAAAAGTTTAAATTTTAAAACAAGAGGTATTCGTAAAGGTGAATTAATTACAATAGCTGCTGGAACAGGTATTGGTAAAAGTCAATTTTGTAGAGAGGTTGCTTACCATTTAATTAAATCAAATAAAAAAATAGGTTATATAGCTTTAGAGGAAAACTTAAGAAAATCTGCTGAAAGTTTAATCAGTATAGATTTAAACACTCCATTACATTTAACTACTGAAAAATTAGATAAAGAAAAAATTAAAAAAAGTTTTAATGAATTATTTAAAAACAATAATGTTTTATTTTATAATCACTTTGGTTCTTTAGAATACAATAATCTATTAAGCAAAATTAGGTATTTAGCAAAAGCACTTAAGTGCGAATACGTAATATTAGATCACATATCAATTGTAGTATCAGGTCATGAAAATGGTGATGAGCGTAGATCTATTGATAACATCATGACAGGATTAAGATCTTTAGTAGAAGAAACTCAAATAGGATTAATAGTTGTTTCGCATTTAAGAAGAGTGCTAGCAGACAAAGGTCACGAAGAAGGTGGTCATACTACATTATCACAACTTAGAGGTAGTGCTGGAATTGGTCAGCTTAGCGATATGGTAATTGGATTAGAAAGAAATCAACAATCTTTAAAAGATCCAAATGTAACCACAGTTAGAATTTTAAAAAATAGATTTAGTGGTGAAACAGGAATTGCATGCAAAGTCTCTTACGATCCAACAACAGGACGTCTTTTGGAATTTAATGATCTATGAAAAAAATGATCCTTATAATCAATACATAATGGATTTAATAACTGATGCTATTTCCAAAGCATCTAAAACAACTGACTTAGTAGTTATTGATGTTCATCAAGCAGAAGATGCTCAAGACATATTAACAATACTAAATGCAATATCTATATTTAATACCAAAATAGAAAATATAGCAGTCAAACTACATGATATAAATTAATGCACTACATTTTAGATTTAGAATGCGACAACCTTTTAGACAAAGTTACTAAAATACATTGTGTTGTTTTAAAGGATATAAACACAAATGAAGTATTTAGTGATTTAGAAATTATTAAAAAGAAATTAATAGATGCTAAATTAGTTATTGGTCACAATATAATAGCGTTTGATACACCTGTTTTAAAAAAGATATTAAATATAGATATAACCGCAGAGCAGTTTGATACTTTAGTTGCGTGCAGATTAATTTGGGCACATATACAAGAACTAGATTATAAACGAATTCATCAAGGTTTTCCTGCAAGATTACTAGGTAGACAAACACTAGAATCTTGGGGACACAGATTACAATGTTATAAAGGTCAAAAGCCTTTAGACTGGGAAACGTATACTCCAGAAATGTTAGAGTATTGTAAGCAAGACGTTGAAGTTACTCATAAGCTTTATAATAAAATAATAGAAAAAAATTATAGCCAAGTAGCATTAGATTTAGAGCACAGTGTACAAAAGATTTGTGTTCAGATGATGCACAACGGAATTGGCTTTGATACTAAACAAGCGCAAATACTTTATTCAATATTGTCTAATGAAAGAACAGAATTAGAAAATAAACTAAAAGAAATTTTTAAACCATGGGAAGAATACACAACTATTATTCCAAAAAGAGATAATAAAACTTTAGGTTATATTAAAGATAAACCTTTTAAAAAAATTAAGATAAT